TAAAAGAAAGGAAGAATACCTCATGGCAAATGAGAATCTTCCAGCGGAAACTCCGCTGCTAAAGCGCCTTAATGAACAGCGTATTGCTGCTGCTCACGCTCGCAAGGAATACCTAGAGCGTGCTGCTGATGGTGAGGAATTGTCTGCTGAAGACAATCAAGCATTCGAAAAGGCGTCTCGATCAATTGACCATTATGGTAAATTGATTAAGGATGAAATCGATCGTATTCAGAATGACAGCGATCTTGCTGCTGCTTACGAGTCAGGTGTACAAAAGGTAAATGAAGCTCGTCAGCGTGGTGATCGTAAAGGTGAAGAACAGCGCGGCGGACTAGCACAGAAAATGCGTGAAGATCTAGCGGCATCGCGTCGTGGAGAAACTCGTAATGGTGGGGCTTATCAGGAATTGCCAGAACATCGTGATTTGGTTGTAGGAACTGCAAACGTAGGTGGGGCAACCGTTCCAACTACTTTGGTAGAAACCCTATACCAGAAGCTATTTGATGATTCTGCTGTTCTACAGGCTGGACCTACTGTTTTGCGTACCAATTCAGGTGAAACTATGAAGCTACCTCGATTGACTTCATTAGTTCTTACTCCTGGTGGTTCCGCATTCACTCAGGCCAATGCAAAGGTCGCAGAAGCCGGACCTATTCTTGAAGGTGAACCTCGTTTTGATCAGGTTCAGTTGGACGCTTATAAGTATGCACAATACACGCAGGTTTCTCGTGAATTGGTCGAGGATGGTGTTCTCGATATCGAAGCGCTATTGGGACAAGTTCTTGGACGTAACCTTTCTAACTTCATTGGTTATGACTTAACTCTTGGAACTGGAACCGGTGAACCTCGTGGTGTACGTACTGTTGTTCAGGCTGGAAACAAGGTGTCTACTGCCGCAGGTGGTTTGTGGGATACTACTGATTTCGATAAGTTCTTCGATGTAATCGGAAAGGTAAAGCCTGGATACCGTCGTAATGGTAAGTGGCTTGTAAACGATTCTTCTTCATTCTCGCTACGTAAGTTGAAGATGGGTTCTGTTTACGCTTGGGAACCGAATCTACAGACTGCTGGTGCTCCTGATACTTTCTTGGGTTATCCGCTATTGACTGATCCGAATATTCCAGTTGCTGCGTCCAATGCTGGTGTTACTGCGCTATTTGGTGACTTCTCAGCGTACTACGTGCGCATGGTGAAGGATGTTCGTATCGAATGGTCGATGGAATTTGCATGGGTTAATGACCTATTGTCTGTAAAGGCTGTAATGCGTGCCGATGGTGACGCAATCGATGACGATGCGTTCTCTGCTCTAAACTCTATTACATAATTCTCTGTCCTGTAGGGACAACTTATAATTACATATAGAAAGGGACTGTGCCTCGAATCTCACGACGGGGCACAGTCCACTTTAGATAGGGGAGAGCATTGATGCCAGACAGACTTGTTTTAATGCCCGAACTTGAAGGCACAGAACATAAACTTTGGAGACGAGTATTCTACTCTATCGTTTTAACTTCGGTCGAGTTCTTTCTAGCAATTGTTGCAGTTTTAACTGGAATACCAGTTATTATTGATCCTGTTGGATTATCATTAGCTTCTGGAAGTTTAGTTAAGCTACTTCCCTTCTGGTTGGTTGATTTATGGGCTGGTCAATTTTTGCTAGGTGGAGGAATCACTATTTGGGGAATTGTTGGTAGTGATTTTAGAATGGAACAAATTGGAGTATTATTACTCTTATCTGGTGCGTTTGTTTATGCCTTAGCACTTACTACACTTCTTCCCGGATCTTGGATTGCCTTTGTTACTTACATGTTATTTGTATTGGCGATGGCTGCGCGCTATTGGGTATTAGGTAGATTAATTAAGCTATCAGGTAGACTTAGATGGCATTTTCTACGGGCTAAAGAAGACAAGGAGTAGCGCCGGTGTTCGGATTAGAAGCAGGGACTATTATTGCTCTTTTGGCAATGTTGATTTCCTTATTCGGTGCCGGAATCAAGTTTATTGATCGAAGAAGACAACTTAACAAAGAGCAAAAAGAATTAAATAAGAAACAAGCAATTTCCGACGTTGAACGCGATTCTATTGTTATTCGCGGAGCCGAAGGTGCCCTTCTACTGATGGAGAGAACATTGAAGACCTCGAATGAAGAATGTGAAAAACGAATCAATGAACTAGAAGAGGAAATTACTGAACTTAAATGTGAAAATAGTACATTGCGGCAAGAGCTTAAAGAAGTATCTGCCCAATTACATGATGTAAATACAAGATTGCGGAGGATTGAGTAATGGCTGATAACCTTACTGACGCTGCTGAGAATCTTGCGCTGAATTTCTTATTCAATAACCAGACAGCGACTCGCCCGACTCTGCCATTAAAGTTAAAACTGATGACAGCAAATGGAAGCGATTCATCAGCGGGAACAGAATTGGGAACTAGTGGTGGATATACTGCTGGCGGATCGACTGTTGTTTTTGCTGCCGCAGCTTCTGGTGCCGTTGCTACTAATGCCGATGTTAGTTGGACTAACATGCCTGCTGCAACAATTGTTGGTGTTGAAATTTGGGATACTGCTGGTTCTCCAGTTCGACTTGCTTATGGCGCTTTATCAGCAAGCAAGACAACAAACTCGGGTGATACGTTTACGATTACATCCGGACAATTGACCATGACGCTTGCCTAATTAGGAGTGTGAGTACATGGCACGTATTTATGAAGCTGCGACTACGAAAACAACTGGTGCAGCAGCCGGGCAAATTCTCAGTATCACTACTGGTACTAGACGTGCATCAATTCTAGAAATTGGTGTATTTGCAACAACTGCTGTTGCTGGTGAATTTGGATTAGGCAGAGCGACAGGAACAGGCGCAACTCCTACTAGTGTATTGGTACAGGCAATGGATACCGCAGATGAAGCGGGAACTTCTAACCTTACTTCTTATGCTTCTGGTGTTACTGCTCCGTCAGTGTTTATGCGAAGAATTCAATTACCAGCAGTAATCGGAGCTGGTGTGATTTGGACATGGGCACCTGGCGAATTCACTGTTCCAGCATCTATTACTACAACAACAGCTCCTGTTATTTGGCAGATTTCTTCTTCCGCTGTCACTTATGATGTTTATGTAAAGGTATTGGAGTAAGCCTATGCCCGGCCCAATTTATACGGCGGGCCGGACCCCGCTCACCAGTGACATTGTAACGGCAGGCGGATTATTAGTTGGTCCGTCACCGTCCGCATACCCAAAAGCCTTAAAGCAACAATTACTAGCTAGTCTTTCTTCTGGTCCAGATGCTATGTCTTATATTAGAGAGATTCTTTCTAATGAGGGATCAGGAGTTGATATTTCGGTAAATACCGGTTCAGGAACTGTGGCCGGTGACTTAATTTTAGTATTCCATTCTAATGACTACAATGATTTAGTAAATCTTACTCCTCCTACTACGGGATCGTGGACACTTCAAGCAAGCGGAGATAATGGAACATTATCGTCTCACGTAAGAGTATGGAGTGGTTCAGCAACTGGTGGCACACAAACGATTACTGTGCAACCTACCGTTAGTGGTGAAGAGCATGCACTTTTTGTTGTGGTATTTAATAGTGGATCATACACTGTGGATGGTGCGGCCGGAAACAATGGGCCTGCATCGGCGTCCCAAGTTTGTCCGACAGTAACCACGAGTGGCACAACTGATATTCTTTTAACAATGCCGACTACACTTGGTGCTGTTGGTGGTACATATACTCCACCTGCTGGTACTACTAAAAGAGCTACAACTAATGATCCATCGTTCGCATTCACAACTTCATTAGGAACAGAAGTATTAACTTCAGCCGGTGCTACGGGAACACGAACATGGACATTTAGTTCTTCAATTGGTGCATGGGCAAGTGTATCTATTGCGGTGAATGTGGGTGGCGGCGGGACTCCGGTTGTTAATGGCGATGCTGCATTAAGTCAAGATTCAACATTAGCAGCTAGTGCTTTAGTAACTGAGTTACCGAGCGCTGGATTAAGCGCAATGTCTGCTATGGTAACTCCTGCATTAAACACAGTATTGGCTTCTGCCAGCCTGAGTCAGAATTCAACAATGGTTGCAATTCCGACTGTCAAAGGAGATGCAAGTTTAAGTCAGAATGCGACATTAGTTGCTAGTGCTTTAATCACTGAATTACCCTCTGCCGCTCTTACAGGACAAGCAATTCTGACGGTTGCAGCTTTGAACGCTGTTCTAGCGTCGGCTGCTTTTACTATTCAAGCCAATCAGAATACGTCAGCACTAGTTACTGTGCTAGGAGCTAGTGCCGAAACCGCACAGACGAATCTAGCAATTGGTAATTTAGTAACTGTATTCGGTACCAGTTCTCAAAGTGCTATTGCCACATTATCAGCAACAGGAACCGTTATTACTTCGGGTCCTAGTGCTGCTTTAAGTGGACAGTCTACAATGACTGTTGCCGCATTGGTTACAGAGCTTCCTTCTGTGACACTAAGTCAAAATGCAACAATGACAGTAAGTGGCATAATCACTAGACTAGGAACAGCAAGCCTGAGTCAGAATATGACATTGGTAGCAAATTCATTAGTTTCAACAACTGGTGTTTCTGCACTATCAGCAATTCTTACTTTGACAGCTTCGGGAACTGTTGGTGCATTACCGATTACTGCATTCCTTTCTGCGGATAGTGCATTATCTGTAACAGCGGTTATTGCAAGAATTGGGACAGCTAACCTTAGTGCTGATCTTTCGTTGGCAGCTAACGGAAAAGCAAGTACATTTGCCGCTAGTGGTCTAAGCACGACAACCACTTTGGCAGTAACTGGAGTTATTACAAAACTTGGATCGTCTGTATTAAGTGCACAGTCCACATTGTTTGCTACCGGATTTATTCCTGTTGTCTATAATGGAGTAGCTAATCTTTCTTCAATTCTGACACTTTTGGCAGTAGGACAAGCTAACCCTCCATGGGTATTTACTCTTATCGAATTTGGAGCAGTTACCTCTAATGGAATGGAAGCAGATAGTGCATCGTCTAATAATTATGAAGGATCGACTTCGTCTACAATTATCATTGAAGGAGGTTAAGTGGAACGTGTCTTGCGAAATACTGCTGCCACAGTCAGCGTAACCTTCTACAATGGAACAACCGCAGTAGAAGCTGATGGCGCAGTTACAGTAGTAGCTAAAAAAGCTGATGGCTCTACTTTGCTTAGTACAACTGCAACAAATCAGCCTGCGGTTGGAGTTTATTCTGTTGTGATTCCGGCTCAATCTGCTCTAAATTTTCTTACTCTATCGTGGACTGGTTCGTTTACTGGAACACCAGTAACTATTACATCAGAAGTAGAAATTGTTGGTGGATTTTATTTCTCTCTCGGAGAATTAAGATCATACGAGTCAACTTTTGCAAACACAACTAAATATCCAGATTCTATGCTAGCTGATGCGAGAGATCAAGTAGAATCGGAGTTTGAAGACATTTGTCATCGTGCATTTGTTCCTAGATTCTGGCGAGAAGCTTCATTGGAAACTGACTCTGATGAATGGATGATTTGGACAGAGAAGCCTGAAGCTAATGTGTTTACTGTACTTTCTCAAGCTGGACAAGATCATTTATCATATTACACTAGTGGTTATTTAGTTAGAGACAAGCATTCTCCAAGAGGTATTCATGTAACTAACTATGCTACTAATTTATTTAATTATGATACTTTGTATTACCCGATCTCAGCCGAGTATGAGTACGGAATGAAACAGGTTCCAATTCCTATTAAGACTAAGGCATTGAAGAGAGCAAAACAGAATTTATTAGGATTAAAGTCTACTATCGATGAAAGAGCAACTACTATGTTGCTTCCTGATATTGGTCAGGTTAATCTGGCTACTCCTGGAGAAAGAGGATCTGAAACAGGAGTACCGGATATTGACGTAGTTCTACGTCGTTATACGTTAGATGGTGGGGCGGGTGTTTATTAATGGGTACTACTGCATTCGATATTAAGGATCGTCTTATTGCACAATCGAAATTGCGATCTGCCCTATCAGCTTTAGCAAGTGATGATGCAATTTGGGACAGTGCCTATTCTGGTACCCAGCGGCCTAGACAACTTTTATGGTTCGGGGAAATTGTATGGGCATTAGATCAGAATGTTGCATTCGGTCGAACCCCACCATCGCGTGAGGAAGAATACAACATTAGAGTTGGCATTGAGATCAATGATAATGATGAAACTCAATCAGATGCCAATGCAAAAGCGAAAGCCATTATGCAAGATCTAGAGGACATGGTTGGGCATTATGATTTATTTGCCACCGCCGCTCCCGGATTGGTTCGAATCGGCATTGTCCCCATTGGACTTGGTGAGGGTCCTGGTGGTGCTGAAGGTGGACGCGCTGCATTCATGGCATTGCAAGTGAATGTTACTGCGCGTAAATAAGAAAAGGAGAATGACTAAATGTCAGGATCATTGACTCGCTTCGGTATAGGGAAGGAAACCACTTACGGTACTGCCGTTGCCATTACCGACAGCTTTGAAATTATGAGTGAGGATTTTGCAGGTAAATATGAGCGTACAAATGCGGAAGCACTTTCCGGTGCCTATGTAATGCGTTCTGACAGATTCTCAGTGAATAAGAAAGGTGCTGAAGGATCAGTAACCTTAGAGCCATTCACCAGAGGATTTGGAGCATGGCTTAACTTCATGATGGGACAGGTTGCTACTACTGGTCCTGTTGAAACTGCTGCCTATACTCATACTGGAACCATTAACAGTTTGAATGGTAAGAATTTAACTGTTCAAGTTATTCGTTTCGATGAAGGCGGAGTTGGACGACCTTGGACATATGAAGGTGGAAAGGTAACTAGTTACGAATTTAGTAATTCAGTTGATCAGACTCTTCGATGCACTGTGAATATGGACTTTGAATTAGAATCCAATCCAGATTCCCCCGCTGGTGTTTATGCTGGAACTGCATTGACTGCATTGCCCAGTTCGCCAACTGGTGCGAATGTTTTCGTATGGGATCAGGGAACTATTAGCGTAGGTGGTACTGCTTACGATATTAGCGAAGTAACTATAGGTGTAGATAACTCCTTGAATGTTGATCGATATTTCATTCGCCAGGGCGCATCTAAGCGTGAACCGATTCAAGATGGTAAGCGTGAAGTTACTTGGTCATTTACTACTACTTATGCTGATAACAACCTTTGGGAAAAGGTAAGCTCTGCTACAGTTGCAGGTTCTTATGCAACTTTGCAAGCTAAGTGGGTAGGATTAATTTCAATTCCTGGTACTTCTACTCCACTTTATCCATGTATTACTATCGATATTCCAGTTGCTCGATTTGATGAGGGTGGGCCAAATGTTGATGGTGATGGAATGCTAGAGCAGACTTTCAGTGGTGTTGGGCTGTATGACGGATCGACTTCACCTATCACTGTTACTTATAAGTCACAGGATGCAACTGTTCTTCAGTAAGGATTTAAGATGGCACAGACACGTAGTCGTGGCACTAGTCGGAGACAACCGGTAAATGCCACCATTGAAGGATTACAAGGATTCCTAAAAGATATGGGAGTTATCCCGTCTCAGATGGCGAGAGCTGAAAAAGTATTTCAGACTATTGCTGCGGCTACAGTCTATACCACTGCAAAACAACTTGCAATTCAAGAAGGTCCGCAGCAAACACATTTCGCTGTAACACTTAAGCAAACTGGCGGGGGTACCGTCTCCTATGGAGGAATGCCCGGTGCTATGGGTGCTGAGTTTGGAGCTTATGTGTATAAACAATTCCCTATTTGGCGAGGTAATAAGCAAGATGCTGGTTATTTCTTCTGGCCTGCTATTAGAGAATTTAGAGATGAAGATATGATTAATTTATGGGTGCGCGAAGTATGGACAGTCGTACAAGATCTGTTCAGCGGATAGTAAAGGATTGGTAGCAAAGTGAGTGAAAAGAAGAAGATTCAAATTAATATGGATGATCTGACCTTTGGTGAGCTTGAACTCTTTGAAGAGGTAACTGGCTTAGTTATGTCAGACGCCATTAAAACTGAATACGTAAGAGATAGCAAGGGAAATAGAGTTGCTGATCCGGATGATCCTAAAGGTCGTCCACTAACAGAAACTAAGATGGGTGTAAAAGCAATGATGGGAATGGTATATCTTTCATTGCGCAGAGATGAACCGGATATTACTTGGGAAGCTGTTCGTAGTATGAAACTCTCTGAAATTGATTTTGATTTGGTCGAGAATGAAGAGGGAAAAGAAGAACAGAAAGAGATCGACAGCTAGACAAGGAAAAAGAGCGTAGGTTACGTATTATGATGGAACTTGCGCACTTTTATAATGGATGGACTCTTGATTACATTCGATCCCTTTCCATTCGCGAATTAAATGTAGCTCGTGAATACATGAATCACGTAAATAGTCAGGGAGGGGAAAGTGGCAAACAACGACACTCGTCGATTAAGGGTAGTGGTAACCGGTGAGTCCGGAGAAGCACAACAAGCCCTAGAACAAGTTGGTAAGTCTGCCGAAAACTCACAAAGTAAACTTGTCACCCTGACTAAAACAATTGCCGGGATGGCAGGGAAAGGAATTCTTGCATTAGGTGGTTTAGGCGCTGCTGCTGCAACAATGGGATTCTCAACTGCCACCCAACTAGAACAGGTTTCAGTTGGATTTACGACTATGTTGGGTTCAGCGCAGAAAGCTCAAAAATTCTTAAAGCAATTGCAGGCTTTCGCGAATACTACACCATTTGAATTTGAAGATGTAACTGGTGCAGCTCAGAAATTCCTATCAATGGGATTTGCTGCCAAAGACGTAATTCCTATGCTTACTGCTGTTGGTGACGCTGTTGCGGCAATGGGTGGTGGGGCTGAACAAATTGACACCATTACAACTGCCCTTACTCAAATGCAAATTAAGGGTAAAGTTTCTGGTGAAGAAATTATGCAGCTTGCTGAACAAGGTGTTCCAGCCATTCAGATTCTAGCAGATAGTTTCCATGTATCAACTGGCGAGATGTCAAAGATGATCTCTAACGGGGATATTCTTTCCAAAAAAGCTATTCCTTTAATTATCAAGGGCCTAGAACAAGGTACCAAGAATGTAAAGGGTTTTGGTGGAATGATGCAGGCTCAATCGGAAACGATGGCCGGTAAATGGTCCACCTTTATGGATACTATGAAATCTGGTTTAGGAAATCTTGCAAGTATTGCACTGCCTGGTGCTAAGAAAGCTGTTGATTTGCTTAGTGCTGGGTTTTCTAATTTCTTTGCCGGGTTGCAAGGACAAGGTAAGCTAAAAGGTTTTTCAGGGACTCTTAATCAAGTTGGACTTGGTATCCGGGCAATGGTTGCTGCCTTTAAAGAAGGAGATGTAACTAGTAAGGGAATTGTTGGTACCTTCGAGAAAATCGGAGTTGCAGCTAGAGAAGTCTACGATGCCCTTCTTCAAGTAATTGAAGCAACCAAACAGATGATTTCATGGTTCAAACAGCATGATACAGTAGCTAAAGCATTAATCGGTACAATGACTGCACTATACGCCATTACTAAGGCCTATGCAATTGTAACTGCGGTGCAAGCTGCTGGTGGATTACTAGCAATGTTTAAGAATCTTGCTTTAGTAATGTCAGTAATGAAAACTATTACCGCAGTTCAATGGGCTTATAACGGTGCAGTTGCGGCAGCGAGTTATTTACAAATTGCTGGATATCTTAGTGCTCTCGCTATTGCTCAAAAAGCGGTAGCATTTTGGACTAAGGTTGTTACTGCTGCACAATGGCTATGGAACGCTGCTATGACTGCTAATCCGATTGGCCTTATCATTGCAGCAATTGCCGCAGTAGTTGCAGCAGTTGTTCTATTATGGAAAAATAACGAAGGATTCCGTAAATTCGTTTTGACTGTTTTATGGCCTGCAATTAAAAAGGTCTGGGATGCGATTAAAACTGCGTTCGAAGCTACAGTAAATGCTTTGGTTGCGGGGTGGCACTGGTTAGCAGATAACACGATGAAGGTATGGAATGCTATCTGGGGATTTGTTGCGCCGATCATTCAAAAGATTATTGCAGTTATTTCCCCTATTGCTGGGTTCATTACACACCTAGCTCAGATTTTCTGGACTTTCTATACTAATGCTTGGAAAATTGTTTGGATCTTAGTTCAGATTGCTGTTAAACTTTTTGTAATGTATCTACAAAATGTTGTGTGGCCGTTAATCAAGTGGGTATTTACACAAATTGCTGGAATCATTTCGTGGCTATATAATACTTTCTGGAAGCCAATTTGGCTAGCCATGAAAGATGTTATTGGCAAGTTTGTCGGATGGCTTACGAACACTGCACTCCCATTCATTAAGAAGGTGTGGGATGCAATTAAGCTTACTACCCAGATCTTAAAGGATTACTTAGCGGCTAGATGGAATGAAGTCGCTAATAAAATCCGTGCA